AATACTCCGTAAGAAGTACCACCAGCCCCGTAAGAGTTCATTGAAGCTAACATATCATCAATAGCTAAACTAGTTGATCTGTTAACAAACATCATATACTCTTCGATAGCACCCTGCTTATCAAACTCAGCTAGTATTGCGTCAAACTCAGCTAAATCAGTAGCAGCGTTAACACCAGTTACACCAGAAGTTACGTTACCTCTATTTGTAATAGCAGCAAATAAACCTTCAGTACCTGTTCTAACATCACCATCAGCAGAAAAAGCATCTTCAGTTAAATCTTCAGCAGAAACAAGTCCAGAATCTGCACCTGCATCAGCAATACCACCAACTTCAGCTTCTAACATTGCCATTTCAATATAATCAGTGAAACGAGCTCTTGTATCAGCTTCTGCTTTTAAGTACCATAAGTAACCTGATTGACCAGACTCACTAGACACCTCAACCCAACCTATTCTAGACGCATCAGATCCTGATACTTCGTAGTAATCTTTCATAATAATTGGTTTATTAGTAAAAGATTTAAAGCTTGGTTGATTAGCAGTTCTAGAATTTAATGTAGCACCAGCAGTAGCAACATCAGTATCAGGTGAATAACCAGTAGCTTTTTGAAACTCAGAACCATAAACAAATATAGTAACTGATTGAGCAGCAGTTTCAGTAATACCAGCAGTGTTCAAAGATGCAGTTCCATAAGGAGCTACTTCAATTAAATCATGAGTACCACCAGTTGTACCTCTAATTGCTTCTGTTACTAATGCTTTACATACACCACCAGCACTAGCAACAATAACTGTATCGTTTACTCTAATACCGTGATCAGTGCCAATATCATTACCATCAATATCTGTTTCTATTTCAAGAATACCACCTGATACTACAGAACCACCTGTAGCGTTACTTACTTTACCTTTGTAAGAAAGATGTAATCTTGATTGTTCAGACCATACTACTTGATCAGCAGTCATAGCCTCTTCTGCACCAACTTGAGCAAGGAAACCAGAAATTGTTCTAGGTCCGAAAACCTCAGCTTCTTTTTCCATCAAGTCTGGCACATATTGTTGCGCCCATCCAGCACCAGCTGTTGACGCAAGATCTAAGTAATTTGTAGATAGTGCTTGCTGCCCAGTAGCAGGTACACTATTCAAAATACTTCCATTTGTAATTGCCATAATTTTTTAATTTTAAATTGTTATTTGTTATTTTTAATTTTAAACTTAAAATCAGAAGATGTATCACCTAAAACTTTTACTTTTATTCCACCAGCTTCTATTTTACCATGACTTTGTCTTGGATTCATATCAACATTTTTAGATTTAGCAACACTAGTTTTCATAGCGTCGGCTTTTCCTTGTTCATAAAAGTGTTTCGCAATAGCGTCAGCATTCATTGCTGTAAATAAAGATCTATGATATCCTTTAGCATCTGATAATGTAGAATTTTTATCTAAAAACTTTTTAGTAAAATTATTTATATCGCTTTGAATATTTTTAATCTCATCAACATTGTTTACGTTGAACCTATATTTTTTATCACCGACATTATATTCAAAACCTTTGAACTTGTCGTTAAAAACTTGATTAGTTTTTTGTGTAAAAATATCAGAGTTCTTTTTAACTATTTTTTGATTTGCTTCTGACTCTTTGTTGTATCTATTAAAGAAATCCATAGCTTTTTGTTGTTCAGGCGTAAGCTTTGAACCAGCTTTAATTTCTTCATAGTATTTAGACTTTTGCCCGTCTAAGTGGCTTCTAGCGCTGGCAACTTGCTCTTTAAACGCTAATTTTTTTCTTCGTATATCTCTTTCTTCATCTTCTTCTTCATCAAAAGAGAACGAGTCTTCCATAAGGAAGTTTATTTCTTCTGTAGTTAAATGTGGTTTTGTTTGTTTATAGTATTCAAAAACAACGTCGTTATCATTTAACTTACTATAATCTTGATTAAGTTTTACATAATCTTGTAAATCACCACCAGTTTCATTCATAAAATCCATTAGCTTTTGAATGTTTTCAGGAAGTGGCTCACCTGTTTCTTCAGCTTTAGCAACAGCTTCTTCAACTTGTTCTTCTACTTCAGCAACTTCTTCTTCAGTTGAATCTTCAGTTATTTCCTCTAGTATTACCTCTTCTTTTTTCTCTTCACTTTGTTCGGTAGACTCTTCAGGTTTTTCTTTGTTTTCTTTACGAACTTCTTTGCTAGCTTCGGATTCGTCGCGAACAGGTACCTCATCTGTGCTTTGCTTCTCAGTGGCATCTTCTTCTTTTTTTACTGGTTTATCTAAATTTACTTTTGTAATGTTATCATCTTGATTTGGTTGTTTAATTTCAACCTTAGTAACATTATCTTGTGTAGTCTCTTCGACTACGTTTTCATTTTTTTCTTCCATAATATAATATAATAATAATTAATAATCTTTATTTAGGGTCAAACGCTCCTAAATCAAATCCGCCTCCTAGTATATCATTACCTGCAGACTCAAAGTTTTTAGGTGGTTTGCCACTCTTTCTTTGATCAATTAACTCACTTTGTTGAGTTGCTTGAATTTTTGTTCTTTCGTCTTTTCTATCTTCTTTTTCTTTTTCTCTACTTTTCATACCTTCAACTTCTACACCTTTTAATCGCATGTTCATTTGAAACTCAAGTTGCATTAATTCTTTTTTATGTTGAACTTCTTGTATCATCTTTTGAGATTCTAGTTGTGCTTTCATATTTTCTAGTTCTATTTTACTAGAAGTTAAAGCTTGATCTTTTTGCATTTCTATTTGTGCAGCGGCTTGAGCAGCTTGTGTATTAGACTGTGTTTGAGCTTGTATATTTTCTAGCTGCATTTGTCTATCTTTATCTTGTTTTCTTTTTCTTCTAATTTTTAACAACTGATTAGCTAGCTTTACATTTTTAATTTCTCTTAAATCAATAGCATCTTCAAGCTCAATGTTTTTTTGTTGCAATGCCATTTGAATATTATTTTCAAGCATAGCTTTTTCTTCTTCATCTGGTTGTAATTGAATAAATATACCAAAATCATACAAATGAAGCTCTGACATTTCCTCTAAAGTAGCCACGTTATGAGCACCAATAGCTTGTATAAAAGCGTCTGCTGTTGGTGAATATTCTAATATATCAGATATTCTAAGAGAAACACACTCTGCTGTTTCAGCGGTTAAATATAAACCAGCTTGCAATATATGTCTTGTCGCTGTATTTGAGTTAGCTGCAGCTATTTTTTGTATACCAACTAAAGCGTTTTTATCTGGCATACTACCATCTCTTGCTTCATTTAAACCAGTTACATCACGTATCATTTGTAAATAATAGTTGTAATTGGCAATTAAAGCCTGCATTTTATTACCACCAGATCCAGATGTAATTTCTTGAATAGGTACTTTACCAGGATTCATATCGCCATCTTGTGTGAATGATCTACCTATTACACTACCTGTTTGAAAAAACATGTTTAAAGCTTCTTGTGGGTTGTAATTAGTTCCATTGCCTAAGTCAACTTCTGCTAGACCATCTGCGTCTAAATAAACACCATCTGGCACCATGCGTGACATTACTTGTTGTAATTTTAAATGTGTCAATTGTATCATGTCAGCAAAACCAGTGATACGCTTGACTAAACTTTCTATTTTACCATCATACATACGTGGAGCTACAATAGCGTAATTCATTTTAACTTTAGTGTAATCACTTTTAGGTCTCATCATGTTACTAGCCATTTGCCACTTAAGCAATTTATCTGTACCTAATATTAAAGCACCTTCGTATAATGTTTCTATAGATCTCAATAGCTTTGAATAATCACCTTCTTTGTTTTCTGGTGGATTAAAATTATCATCTTTAGGTATTATTCTTTCAGCACCAGTACCAGTTTCTTTTATTTTATATACTTCGTTCATATAAGTTTTATAATTAAAATATAAAACTTGCACTTTGTTATGATCTTCTTTATCCGAGTTGTATCTACTTCTATTATTATTTCTTTGATATGATTTATTTTTCATTATATCTTCTAAATCAGATTCAGTTAAATGAGGAAATTCTTTTGCAAGCTCATTAACTGGTATTGATTTAACTTCTCCAACATAATATATATCATCAAAGTAAGGAGAGTCTGTGTAAGAATAAACAAGATCTGCAGGATCAACATAATCTATAGTTACACCTTCAGAAGTAGTAAAATTAGTTTTTACAGCACCTATACCTAAAACCGTTAAATCATAATAAAATCTTTTTCTAGTTAACTCATATTTATTTCCTTCAAATAAAACATTTAAAGCTTGTTCTTGAGCTAACTCTACAGCTTGCTTATAATTAAGCTGCATATGTAATTGTAATTCTTCTGGTGTTTCTGGTAATTCTTTTTGATCACTTTCTCTAGTATTTATACCAAAATTTTGAGCAGCAAAATTATCAAAATCTTGAAATCTCATATCGTTTAATATAGATTCCATATATTTAGTTCTTTTCTCAATACCATTTTGAGATTGTGAAAAAGCTTTTATATCATAAGTTCTTTCAGATATACCATTAACAACAATATCAACAAACTTAGGTATTATAGGAACAGGTGTCCAGTCTAAATTTAAATAGGACAAATCACCGTTTATAGATAATTCATCCTTATATTTTTGTATTGACTGCTCGCCTCTAGCATATAACCTTAGGTTGTGAAAGTTATTCATATTATTTCTATACCTATTGTTATTATAGCTATCATTAAACCACTCAGTCTCTATAGCTTTAGCTACTTTCAAACCATAGTCATAGCTAATTTTTTCAGCATCACTTACGGTTTGACTAGGAAAATAGCTGTTACTAGAATATGCCATATTTATTTTATTATTTGTGAATTAGTTCCAGTATTATTATACTTAGAAATATTTATGTTTAATTTAGATTTTTCAATCTTTGGGTTTGGTCTATATAAATGCCTGTTGTTAGCCATGATAGCTAAGCCACTACTTATAGTAGCATCAAACTTTGTTCTTTTATTTATATCAAATTTTGCCCAATCGTTTAATAAAGAGTTAAAATACAGATCACCAAAGCTTCCATCTTGTTTCATACCTACGTGATCTTGTATGTACATTTCAATTGCTGCAGCGTGAGCTTGCTTTATATCTTCACTAGAATTTGGTATACCACCTATTTCTTTTTCAGCTACAGATAATTTATTCCAAAGTTTATCTGGCCTGTTCATACTAAACCCCCTGTAACCTCTACGTCTTAAGTAGTATAAAAGTCGAGGTTTGTTATTCTCTGCAAGTATTGGCATACCATAAAATACTAATGCCATTAACACGTCTTCAAAAAATATTTCTGCCGTAGGTGGTCTTGATAAGTATTCTAAAAAGAAGCTGTTCGCAGGAGCGTCCTCCATACTAAACCTGGTTAAGCCGTGTAATGCTCCTTTAGAACCTTCTCCATCTACGGTTCCTGATATATCATAAGAGTCGCAACCAAACGCTCCCATGTGTTCATTACCAGGATATCTCACACCATTTTTTAATATAACTCTATTTTGTAATTCTTGTTTTGGTACCCAACTAACTTTAAATCTACCTTTTGGATCTGGATAAAATATTACATTTGAATCTTTAACACCATTAACCCATTGAAAGTTACCTGTTGTAACACCAACAGAAGAAGACATTTCTTCGTTATAATCTATTTGCTCGTATATTTTTACTAAATTAAATATACTATTTTTTGTTTCATCTCTAAAAGCGTGTTCTTCAGTTCTTGGAAACTGACGATAAAACTCGTTTAAAGCGTCTTGGTCATCTTTTAAACCATCAGCTTCATTTTGCCAGTTATCTATTACACCTATATCTATTAATTCACCGTCTGGTGCGAACACATCGATATCAGGAGTATTAAAGACTGGAACTCCATACTCGTCAATAAATCCTTCGTAGTTCCATTCCATTGGGATAAAAAGAGAGTATAAGCCAGACTTTGTTTGACCATTTCTATTTCTTTTCGTGACATCTGACGCTCCGTATAGTTTTTTAAAGTTTTCTCCACCTTTATCTAATGCATTTGAAGTCGAGCCCATCATACACTTACCAATAATTCTACTACCCAATCGTAAGCATGTTTTAGTTACTCGCCAGTTATTTAATATATTATCAGGTCTTTCCCATTTACCGCTTTCATCATGTACTAGTAGATTTAGCTTTTCACCATCATAACTATTGTCACCAGTATTTTTCCAATCAATAGTTGTATCTAAACCTTCTAGTTGTTCTACTTGTTCGTTAGTAGTTATCTTTTTTCTAGTAAACTTGCTAGCAGGTACTCTATAAGCTAACTCAGTTTTAGGACGATCCATACCATCTTGAATAGGTTTAAAGAAAAAAGGATAATTAATACTAATAGGTACCACTTTGTCTGTAAACATTTTTTTAGCATCTGCACCTGTTTTAGAAAGTATACCATATCTACTATCACTCGCAAGAGTGGCTAAATTAACTGTTTCTGCAGATGACATGAACGAAAAGCCTGATCTTCTGTTCTTTAGATAACACATACCGTAACATCTTTTATCAGCTTTACATGCTTCCCAGAATATATAAAACAGCCTATTAGCTTCTCTAAAATCTGGTGCACCTACATCTATTTTACTCCATTGTAAATACATATAATGTGTACCTACTATATAAGTTGGTTTTCCGTTATTAGTAAACCAAAACCCTTCGTCTCGACGTTTAAACTCTTCGTCTATATAATCGTACCACTTTTCTTTTTGTTCTTCTGGATAATTACGCCAATCAAATATATTTTTTAATCTAGCTATTTCTTTTGGCTGTTCAAACTTAACCCATTTGTTTTTTTCGTGTTTAAACACTTCTTTTGGTTGTTTAGGTAAAGCTATTTTAAGATTTTGTATTTCTATTATTTCACCTATCATACCAGTTTTAGATATAACAACTATATCGTTTTCTTTGTTATATCCATACTTCCACTTCTTACCACGATTCAACCTTGTTATAGTTGTTTTTTTAACAGGCTCTATAACTTTAACTAAACTTTGCTCGTACATTATTTAATTATATTCTTTTATATCAATCTTGTAACTATCATCCAAACCTTCTTTTTCAATGAGTTTATGACAAGCTTCAGTATTTATTATATAAAATTCTTTTTTTGTCATTTTTGTTTTAAAATGCTTTTCAAACATTTTATTAACTCTACAAATATCTGGCCTAGTTTCGTATATTAAACATTTGTTAGTTTTTTTATCTAAGTTTAAACAAATACCATCACCATTATGAGGTAAGTTTAAATGACCTATATTTCTACAACAAGCACTACATTGAGAACATAAAAAATCCATCACTTGGATCTACCTTCTGCGAATCCTTTAAAGACTTTTTTCTTTGCCTCTTCAGGTGTTTTGCCCTCGAGTAAGTTTTGTTCTTCTTGTATTCTGTTAAGTATTTCAAATGCGTCAAATATAGCTAGTTTTTTAGTAGCTGCCGCGTTTTTTAATCTATCAGCTGATACATCATCTTCAGTATTAGTAATAATCTTTTCTTCTGCAACTTTAATCAGCTCATCAACTGCTTTGCGCCCAGCTAGGATTATATTCTTCTTCGTCTCCTTGATATTCATATTTAATTGTAATAAATTTAGAAAAAACTCTATACAGTCTTTCACCATCAATAACGAACTCATATTCACTATTTGGTGTAAAGCCTACAATATCGTTTACGTTTACAGTACCATCAGAATATTTAACAATACC